CGCATGGGATTACTTATTAGAATATACGCAAGACATAGAAGGCGTTGTTTATAATGTTGCAGAATTAAGAGCAGACTTTCCTAACGGCGCACGTTTTAGGTTATTCGGCGCAGATAATTACGATGCCATGCGAGGTCTTTATTTCGATAGTGTAGTTCTTGATGAGCCTGCAGACTTTCCTGCAAATGCTTGGCCTAGCGTTATAAGGCCTTCCCTAACTGACAGAAAAGGTAAAGCAACGTTTATAGGTACACCAAAAGGGAAAAATGAATTTTGGGATATTTATAATAATGCAAAAGCAAACGATAACTGGTTCTGTGCAATGTATAAAGCAGACGAAACCGATATTTTAGACAAAGAAGAACTAGACGAAGCAAAGCAAACAATGGGCGAAGATAGATTTGCGCAAGAATTTATGTGTAGTTTCGAGGCGGCAATACAAGGTGCCTATTATGCACAAGAAATGAAAACAGCTAAAACAGAGGATAGAATTACCTCGGTGCCTTATGACCCTGCGGCCTCTGTCATAACAAGTTTTGATTTAGGTATAGGTGACAGTACAGCTATTTGGTTTGCTCAGTTTGTTGGCCAAGAAATACATTTAATAGATTATTATGAAAATAGTGGCGTAGGTTTAGACCATTATGCAAAAGTTTTACACGACAAAGGTTATCATTACGAAAGCCATATTTTGCCGCACGATGTAAGGGTAAAAGAACTTGGAACAGGTAAAAGTAGATTAGAAACTTTAGATAACTTAGGTGTAAGAAATATAGAAATAGCACCAAGGCTGTCTGTTGATGATGGTATACAAGCCGCAAGGTCGATGTTAAATAAATGTTGGTTCGACGAAGAAAAATGCGAAAGAGGAATTGAAGCTTTATTGCAATATCGCAGAGAATTTGATGAAAAACTTAAATCATGGCGCGGTAGGCCTTTGCACGATTGGACATCGCATGGCGCAGATAGTTTTAGATATTTAGCTGTTGGTTATAGACCGCATCAAGATTGGGGCGAGCCAATAAAAAGAAATTTGCAGGGTATAGCATAATATGCTAAGATAAATTATCTTTTTAGGTATAGGTGTTTTTATGGCGAAGAAAAAACGCGGTCTTTATGATAATATCAATGCTAAACGCAAAAGAATTAAAGCAGGCTCAAAAGAAAAAATGAGAAAAAAAGGCGATAAAGGTGCGCCAACGGAAAAAGATTTTGCAAAAGCTAAATTAACTGCTAAGAAACCAAAAAAGAAAAAGAAAAAATAATGACAGTAACCCTAGACACATTAACGCCAGAAAATGGTTTTCCAAACGATTTAACTGATGCGGATAAAATTTCTCTTGTTGGGCAAGGTTTTGGGTTTCCAGATATGCCAGATGACGATAAAATATTTTTATTGCAGGAAGCTTGCAAATGGGAAAAAGAACGTAAAGGGCTGATGCATATCAATCCTTACTTAGACCCAGAACAAGTAGCAGATTTATTAGCAGAAAGGTAAGCAGATGCCCTACGGTAAAAAGCGCAAAGGCAAAAAGAAATAGTGGCTAAAGACCCACGATTAAAACGAGCAGGAGTTAGCGGATACAATAAACCAAAACGTACCCCTAGCCACCCTAAAAAATCCCACATTGTTGTTGCAAAAGAAGGTAGTAAAATTAAAACTATCCGCTTTGGGCAACAGGGCAAAACAGGTGACAAAACTATGACAAAACGAGCTAAGTCATTTAAGGCAAGACATGCCAAGAATATAGCTAAAGGCAAAATGTCGGCGGCATATTGGGCAAACAAAGTAAAATGGTGAAATAGATGGCTTTAACAACTTATGCGGAATTGCAAACTTCTATAGCAGAATTTTTAAACCGCGATGATTTGACTGCAAAAATACCAGATTTTATCACATTAGCTGAAGCGCAAATGAATGCAGAGTTGCGGCATTGGCGCATGGAAAAAAGAGCAACAGCAAGTCTTGATAGTCAATATACAGCTGTTCCTACAGACTTTATACAGCCTGTTAGATTTGCAATAACAGGTTCACAAATCAGCAGTTTATCTCAAACCGATAGTAAAACAATAACTGATTTGCGGGCGGCTAATAATAATGCGTCAGGTAGACCAACGGAATATACAATTATTGATGGTTCAATAGAAGTATTCCCAACACCAGATACAACATATACTTTAGAAATACTTTATTATGAAAATCTCGATGCATTAAACAATGCAAATACATCTAATTGGGTTTTGCAATATTATCCTAATGCTTATTTATACGGTTCATTATTACACTCTGCACCGTATCTAATGGAAGACCAAAGAATACAAACTTGGGGTGCATTTTACAGAAAAGCAATTGACGATATTAATTTTGATGCGGTAAAATCTAAAACAGCGGCTGATGGTCGTAGAATTAAAATAAGGAGTTATTAAATGGCAAGTATAGGCGACAGAGTATTGGATAACGGTTTGACTGTTCTCGACACTGAGGCATCGAGGTTAGACATTACGTCACAAGAGGCAACAAGTTACGCAGAGGCGACAAGCACTTATACGCTTGGCAATACAACATCTATTAGTATTTCAGCCCCTGCAGACAGAACTGGAGGCGGTCGTAAAGTCACACTTTCAGCAATATCAGGTGCAAGTGTTACTGGCACAGGAAATGCACAATTTTACGCAATAACAGATGTAAGCAACACAAGATTATTAGCAACTGGTTCTATAACAACTCCACAGCAAGTTGCTGCGGGTAACACATTTAGTTTGCAAGCTTTAGATATTGGAATACCTGACCCGTCTTAATAGGAGATTAGCATGGCTCTTGTTGTTGCTGACAGATTACAAGAAACCACAACAACTACTGGCACTGGAACCTATACTTTAGCAGGAGCTAAATCAGGTTTTTCTAGTTTTTCTAGTATTGGTGATGGAAATACAACCTATTACGCTTGTAGCGATGGAACTGATTTTGAGGTGGGAATAGGTACTTATACTGCTTCTGGAACTACACTTGCACGAACTACTATATTAACAAGTTCTAATAGTAATAATGCCGTTAATTGGGGTGCAGGAGAAAAGGATATTTTTGTTACGTTACCTTCTGCAAAAACAGTATTAGAAGATGCGTCAAATAACGTTACAACTGGCGGAACAATAAACGGCAGAAATCTATCAACTGATGGGTCTAAGCTTGACGGTATTGAGGCTAGTGCAACGGCTGACCAAACTGCGGCTGAAATAAGAACGCTTGTGGAAAGTGCTACTGATAGCAATGTATTTACTGATGCTGACCATACAAAATTAAATGGTATCGAAACAAGCGCAACGGCAGACCAAACTGACGCTGAAATAAAAACAGCATACGAAAATAATGCAGATACAAATGCGTTTACAGATGCGCTACAAACTAAACTGAATGGCATAGAAACTTCTGCTACGGCTGACCAGACAGATGCTGAGATTAAAACTGCATACGAAAACAACAGCGATACAAATGCTTTTACTGATGCGTTGCAAACTAAGCTTAATGGAGTTGCAGCAAGCGCGAACGCCTATGTCCACCCTAATCATAGCGGGGAAGTCACAAGTACGGCTGACGGTGCTACAGTCATTGCTGACGATGTAGTTGACGAAGCCAATCTCAAAGTAAGTAACACGCCCACAGATGGCTATTTTCTCTCAGCACAATCTGGTAATACTGGCGGTTTGACGTGGGCAAGTCCACCGGCAGGATATGCTGATAGTGATGTAGACACACATCTAAACCAATCAAGCGCATCTAGCGGTCAATACTTACAATGGAATGGTTCTGACTATGCATGGGCTGCTGTTTCTAGTGTAGGTGGAGCGACAGGCGTCGATTTTAACGACAATGTAAAAGCAAGATTTGGGACAGGTAATGACTTAGAGATTTACCACGATGGTACCGACGCATACATTGCTTCGGCAGCATCAAACATAAAATATGGTGGTAGTGGAGCAGGTGCAAATGTAAATCACATTTTTTATTCAAATGGATATCAGAGGTGTCAAGTAGATCGATACGGTGTTGATGTTACTGGTAATATGTATGCATCAGGTAGCGGTTCTTTTGGTTCTAGCAGTTCTGGGGGTTATAGACTTTATGTTAATGGAGATAGCAGATTTACCAGTAGTATGCAATGTGACTACAACATAACCTCTAACAACACTATGTATTGTAACCAGATTAATGTAGCAGGAACTACGTATTATGGGGGTGGGTATTACTTATCATATTCTGATGACATACTAAAACAAAGAATAGCTAACATTCCAGAAGCACTTAGCAAAATTAGTCAACTTAATGGTTTTCACTACACAGATAGCGATACTGTTACAGACCTTATAAGAGGTACAAATCCAGATGGTACTGTAAATCTAGTAGAAAAGGAAACTGCGCAAAAAGTTGGTGTTTCTGCTCAAGAATTAGAAAAGGTTTTACCAGAGGCAGTTGGCAAAACTCTTAGTAAGCAATCAGCAACAGAAACAGAATATCTTACAGTAGATTATCAAAGAATTGTGCCTCTGCTAATCGAAGGTATCAAAGAGCTAAAAACAAAAGTTGAAACTCTTGAGACAGAAAACACTGCAATTAAAGCACGACTTGATGCGCTAGAGGCATAATAAATGTTTGGTTTTCACCCCTTTGCCGCTGCACCGTTTTCAGATGTTGGTGATAGTCAGCAATTTATTCTCACTGACAATATTACATTAGGCAATCCAACTGTTGGCACTTCTAGTATTACTCAAGTGCATAATTTGCAATCTAATGACGTTACGTCTGGCAATGTTTCAACAGAACAGGCTATTTTATTAGAAGGTTTATCTTTAACAGGAAGCAATATAACTGCACAAAACCCTGTTGTTGACCAAGCTGTGTTTACTGAGGCAGAAAACTTTACTGGTGACAACATTACAATGGCTGCAGTTGATGTTGGGCAAAGCCAAGTTTTTACTGAAATTCCTCTTACAGCAAATGGCATAACTGCAAATGCACCGACTAATCTCTCTGCAACTATGTTTGAGAATGAAAACTTTATTGCGCCAAATATACTTACTGGAACAGTACAAGTTGAAAGCACAATATTGTCGCATGGTTATGTGTTTACTGGTGAAATTAATTTTGCTGCACCAGACATAGGCACAACAAGTGTGATACAAGTATATACTTTCGGAACAAATAATATATTGGCAGGGCAGCCTGATATTGGCGCAGGATTTTTCCCATTTACACAATTAACACCGACAGTAAAAGTTTTTAGTCAAGAAACTGTGCCGCCAGAAGTATATTCAGAAATAACTATAGCCGCACCATCGTGGACTGATGCAGCATAACATGTTAATGTTAGCAAATAGGAGACAAAGATATGACAGTAACAATTACTAAACCGACCGTCGGAGGTTCTGAAAATACTTGGGGTCTGACAATCAATAATGCATTAGATACCGTTGTAAATCATTTAAACTCAGCAACCTTTACAGCGTTAGATGGAGCAGCATCAAATACAGTTGTTAACAGTAAGGCCGTAATTTATGGCAGCGCAGGGGAAGTTCAGGCTACAACTGTTGATTTAGGTGACTGGACAATTACGCAATCTGGGGGAGATTTAAAATTTTCTTACCAAGGAAGTGTTAGATTTAAACTTACTTCAACTGGTGCAATGACAGTATCAAATAACGTGACAGCATATGGAACCCCATAAATGGCTCTACAAACTACTGGCGCAATTTCTCTAAACGATATTCATCTAGAAGTAGGCGGCACTACTGCAACCCAAGTATCAATAAACGACCAAGATGTTAGGGATTTGCTAGGCAGAGCGTCAGAAGCAGAAAGTACGTTTAATGATTTTTATGGGGCGACAGCAAAAGATTTTGCTTATAAAGAATATGTTTTTTCTGCTAAATTACACGAAAGTAACGGAGCATCACAAACCGTAACGCTACCAAGTAATAATATAAGCCAAGGTGATGTTTTGGTTGCAATTATTTACGATAACAGCGGTGTAACTTCTAACGGTTCAGATATGGCTACTCTTAGCAATCCAACAGGAACAGGTGCAAAAAATTGGACAACTGCGGGAACTTATGTTGACCAATGGACTAGCGGTACACCCGTTTGGTATCATTACCACAATCAATGCAGAATACAGTACGCTATTGCAGGGTCTACTACTGGAAATTCTTTTACTATGTATGCTAACTGGCAGTCGCCTTATGCGTCAAATAATACTTATGACGAAGGGCATAAATATTGTGTCATTATGCGCTTTGAAGCTGCTGCGAGTGACGTAAGCCATTACGATTATGAAAGTGATGGTCGAAGTGTCAGGGACAGCGATATGTATAGTTTTACTGGCTCCACTAAAACAATTAATGGTTCAGCAACCCCAACAAACAGCACCTATTTAGGAATAATTAATATTATGGGAAAAGGCGGGCAAGGAAATTCTAATTACGATGCAAGTGTGCCAAGCGGTGATTTATATAATATTGAGGCTGTAGTCAGAAATTACGCAAGCGATGAACGATATGTAATGTACGCAAAGCTTCAACAAAGACCATCAAGCGGTAGCTATTCAAATTTATCAATAGGAACAGGGTACGGTGCTAGTGTGGCATGGAATTATTCTCATTGTTATTTAAGGGTGCATAGTTAGTGGCTTTACAGACAACAGGTGCAATTTCTTTAAACGACATTCATATTGAAGTCGGTGGCACAACTGCTACAACAGTTTCGTTAAACGATGCTGATATTAGAAGTTTAACAGCCGCTTCTGGAAAAACTATAAATACCACGGCAGAAACTGCAATAGATTTCAATAATTTATATGGTGCAAGTGCAATACCGCCTTTTGATTATACGGCTGCAAATGGTGCAGTTGAAACAAGCGGACCGTATTATACTTTAGTAGGTTTAGCTTCTACAAGCACAACGTTAGCGTCGGGAACTTATAATTTTATTATGGTTGGTCGGGGTGGTAATGGTGCGGGAAGTGCGGCAAGCATTGCTTTTTGGACTATTCAATTAAATGGTACTGAGAGTTGGTCATTTACAACGCCATTAGATAGGGGAAGCAGTTATTTTACCGAATGGCAAATATTAGGTGATAACACAACATTAGTTAGAGCAAGACATGGAACAGATAGAAGCCCAAATACTACAGCTATAGGAACTATGGGCAGTAGCTCGAGATTAACAAATAAAGCACAGCGCATCGGTGGTGCGGGTGTAAATATTGAATATGGCATAGCGATGGATAACAACGGCAGAGCGGGCGGTGGTGGTTCAGTTGATTTTTTTAATTTGTCGGATAAATCAAGGCTAAATGGCGTAGAAGGAAGCACTCTTGGCGGCACAACCGTTCCTAGCGGGGGTCATATTAAAGAAAGTGGAAACCCCGCCTCAAGCACTAAATGGCTAACTGGATTTTCTGATACAGACTTTGAGCAAGCTGTTGGTTCATATGGTTATTATGGTTCAACAGGGCATTATAATATTTCTGGTAGCAATGGCCATAACCCATTTGGCGGTGGTGGTGCGGCTGTTGCAACAAGTGCTAGTAATGTTTATTTGAATATACTTAATCAAGGCAGTGGAGGCTATGGAGGCGGTGGCGCGTACTCTAGACAACAATCTGACAGTGGTGGACCAGTGGAAGACCACGGAGGCGGACCGCCTGCACTTTGGTATCTAAGAACAGGAAATTAAAAATGGCACTAGTACCTTTAGACTTAAAATCTGGATTTTACCGAAACGGAACAGAGTTAGAAGCTTCGAACAGGTGGCGCGAAGGTTCACTTGTGAGATGGATTGATGGAAGTTTAAAACCCGTTGGCGGTTGGGCAATCAGAAAAAGTGATTTTTGCAATAATGCTGTGCGAGGAATGCATGCGTGGCAGAGTAATAATGGAACGGCTTGGGTGGCGGGTGGCAGTCACGACCAATTAGTAGCAATGACAGGTGCGGGTACTGCATACGATTTAACGCCAGATGACTTGACGGCGGGAAGGTCAGACGCCTCAGTAAATACTGGGTACGGTTTTGGTTTTTATGGTACTGATTTTTATGGTCAACCCAGACAAGTCACAAGCAGCAGTATTCCACAAGAAGCGACCACTTGGAAATTGGACAACTTTGGTCAGAACCTTATAGGTTTGCATCAAGATGACGGTCGTATTTGGCAATGGGATTTAACTACAACTATCGGTTCAGAACTTGTTACTAATGGAAATTTTGCCACTGATACCAATTGGACAAAAGGAACAAACTGGTCAATTTCTGGTGGTGTTGCTGTTTATGCACAATACCAACCTATAATTAATGCTAATAGTAATTCTGTTATAAGTTATGCCACAAATAAAATTACAATTACTAGCCATAACTTTAGTAATGGTGACGAAATTAAATACGTAGTACCAAGCGGCCAAACTGCTATAAATGGCCTTACAACTGGTACAAATTATTTCGTTGTAAATGCTACCACTAATGATTTTCAATTATCTGCAACCTCTGGCGGTTCTGCAATTACTTTATTAAGTAGGAATGCTTTAATGTTTGATGCTGATAATGATGCAATTAAGAACACAACAACTAATAAAATTGTTGCTTCAAATACCTTTTCAAATGGTGACGAAGTTGAATATAATAATGGTGGTGGGACAGATATTGGAGCATTAGTAAATAATCAAAATTATTTTATTATAAATGCTTCTGGTTCAGAATTTCAGTTAGCGGCTACTTCTGGCGGCAGTGCTATTGATTTAACCCCAGACTTAAATGCATCTTTTGACCCTGACCCAATAACAACAAGCGCAACCTCTATTACTGTCACTGTTGCTAATGTTGGCGGCGTAAACAAATACCATTTTGGCGGCGTAACTGCGCCAACCCTAACCCTTATTAGGGGAACAACCTATACTTTTGATATGAGCGATGCAACGAATGCTAATCATCCTTTAGTTTTTACCAATAATGGAGCATTTTATTTAACAGGCGTCACAACAACAGGAACAGCGGGACAAGCGGGAGCAAGCGTTACTTTTGCTGTAGATGCAAATGCCCCTGCAACTGGATTAGCATATGCGTGTAGTATTCATGGCGGGGGAATGGGAAATACTATAACTACTGTTACAGCTGCGGCAGCTGCGGGACCGATAGATTATTCTACAGAAACAATAACAATTTCTAGTCATGGTTTTTCAAACGGTGATGAAGTTAAATATAGCAATAATGGCGGTGCAAATATAGGTGGCTTGACAACAGGAACTAATTATTTTGTCGTTAGTGCTTCAACTAACACTTTAAAATTAGCTGCAACTTCAGGCGGTACTGCAATAAACCTCACTGCCCCTTCTGGTACTTTAGGGACAGGGCATTCTTTCGATTTGGATATAGGTTCAAGCCATATTTTTGTTCAGCAAATTGGCACTACTCATCAATTGCAGAGGCAAAATTTTGGTAATTTAGACCAAGATGCAAGCAGTCTGGTAACTTTGCCTGACATACAAGATAGCTACGATGTAACAGTTACACTAGTAGACCCCAATACAGATAGTAATGCAGCAACAGTTCCAGATGTTAAAATAAAAGTTACTGGCACAACAACATCGACGGTATCAGTCCATGAAACTTTAGCAGTTGGTGCAAATATATTTAGATTTGGTGCAGATGATACAACTGTAAAAATAGAAATTATACCTCAAGCGTATAATACACCAGATTTTAATATAGATACTATAAGTTTAAAAAAGAAAACAGTAGTAGAACCAATAACAAATGCGCCTCTAAATAATAAAGCAATCGTTGTAACTGAAGAACGGTTTATATTTGCTTTAGGCGCGGGCGGTAATTCTAGAAAAGTTGCTTGGTGCGATAAAGAAAATAATACTGTTTGGACTCCCGCAGTAACCAACGAAGCAGGAGACCAAGAGTTAGCGACAGCGGGTCAAATTATGTGCGGCGTTAGAACTAGAGGTGGAACTTTAATAATAACCGACACAGATGCGCATATAGCGCAATATCAGGGTCCACCCTACGTCTATGGCTTTCAAAGGGTAGCAACTGAATGCGGAGCTGTTGCAAGATTAGCAGCAGTAACAACTGACATTGGCGCATTTTGGTTTGGACAAGAAAATTTCCATTATTTTGATGGCAACAGTGTGCAAACATTAAATTGTGATGTCCACGACTATGTTTTTGCAGATTTTAATTCAACTCAACAATCTAAAATTTGGGGCATGGTTAACGGTGCAAATAGCGAGGTTTGGTGGTTTTATTGTTCATCAAATGCAACAGAACCAGATAGATATGTTGCCTATGATTTTGTTGATAATCACTGGCTTATAGGTAATTTAGCTAGAAGTTCAGGGGTTGGTCGTGGGGTTTTTCGTTACCCTATGATGGCAGAACACACAACAAAAGCAAATATATACAACCACGAAGTAGGTTTTAATTATGATACAGACCCTATATTTTGTGAAACTGGTGCTATTGTTGTTGGCAATGGAGATGAAATATTAAAAGTTACAAGTGTTATACCTGACGAAAAAACCCAAGGCGATGTGGATTTAACATTTAAAGCTAAATTGTTACCAAACGATACAGAGCGAACTTATGGGCCGTTTAACCCTGCAAACCCTACGGCAGTAAGATTTTCTGGACGACAAATAAAAATGAGAGTTGACGGTGATAGAAATGTTGACTGGCGGGGTGGTGTTATGCGATTAGATGTTAAATCAGGAGGCACGAGATAAATGCCAGTTACACCCCCAGTATTAGGTCAAGATGTTAGACAATGGGGTAGGTCGTTAAATGGTTTTTTGGCTAGAAACTTGGGCAAATTGTTTTTTAAAACGTCAGGTGATAACCCTAGCGAGAATGGTATTTTTTTATGGGACGACGAAAAAAACTACCCTGTAGTTTCGGCACAAAACAGTTTTAGACAAATCGCAATGCAGCAAGCCACCCCCGCAAATAGTGTGGGTGCATCTGGCGACAATGTTGGAATGATAAGTTGGGACACTAATTATATTTATATCTGCACTGCGGCATATGATGGCTCAACAGCAATTTGGAAGCGGGTAGCGTTATCGAGTTATTAGGGTGTAATGTAATTAAAAATGTGTTATATAGAAAATAATATGGAGCAAAGTGATGGGTATTTTTGATTTTTTATTAGGAAAGCCTCAGCAAACTGTAATGGACGACAGGTCTTTAGCCGCCAGAAATTTTATCTTAGATGAGTTAGATAGAATTTACCAACAGGGGCCAATAGATGTCCCTAAATATTTTGCACAAGTACCAGAAGCGGCTTACAGCGGTACTAATAATTTATTGGCTTCGTTAGGCATGGATACCGTTACCCCCCCAAACATGGGCGATAATATGGCCAATGTAGGCGGTATGGATGTTTATAGTAGCGAAGCATTAGCAAGACAAATGCAAGAAGATTTTGCTAATAGAAACCCATCACTTTATAACGAATTAACTGGTAACGTGCCTTCATTTACTGATGTTGCAGGCGTTGTCGGTAGCGGTAGTTTAGGTGGGCTTAAAGGCAATGATATAGCGTCGTACCTAGACCCAAACAATAGAATGGGTATGGCTGAACATATGGAACGGCAAAAGAAAAATTATGCTAAAAGGGCGCAAGATGAAGGCGATACTATTATAAATTATGGCCAAGCCCCCGATGGTGGTGTTTATGCTATTGGTTACGGAGCGCACTCTATATCGCCTGCTAAAGCTAGTGAGCTTGGGTTAATTATTAAGGATAAAAACCCCTTCGACATGACATTTGGCGAACATATGGGCGCAATGGGAAGTGACGTTAAAGATATGGCTACAACAGCAATAAACGACCTAGCAGATGTTTCTATAATTGGTAATTTAGTTAAAAAAATGACAGGTGGGAATGATAGCAAGCAAAGTAGCTTTCATGATGACATGGTTGCAAAAGCACAAGAAAGAGCAAAACAAAAAACAGCGGGTTTAACAAAAACAGAAAAACGCGGCGGTGCAGAATTAGATAGCCGTTTCGGAATTTCTGGACTGTAAAAGGAAAAGCTATGATTGGTGACAATATATTTCAACAGGCACAAAACGCACAACAAACAGCGGGTAATGTTTATAATAATATGGCAACGCAAGGTTTAGACCCTAATGCTTATCAACAATTTATGAACCCGTATGTTGATGACGTTATTAACCGAGCGCAAGCAGATAATGAACGTGCTAGGCAAATGGCTATTAATAATCGAAATGCTCAAGCAGAAAGCGCAAACGCTTTTGGTGGTTCTAGGTCAGCATTAGTAGATGCGATGACAAATGCAGAATACGATAGAAATGCCGCAAACATAGCCGCACAACAAAGATTGCAAGGTTTTAATAACGCCCAAAATTTAGCACAGCGTGATATAGGCTACAGACAGCAAGGCGCACAAAATTTGCAAAGTATGGGTCAACAAATGTTTGGTCAGGGGCAAATGGGCATACAACAGCAACAACGTGCTAGTGATTTAGCTATGAGGCAACAACAACAGTTATTAGATGCCGCACGAGCGCAAACACTATCAAATTTAGGGTTTCCTAGAGAAAATCTAGGTTATTATTCTAGTATCTTTGGTGGCCAACCAAGAATGAATGTAACGCAGGGCGAAACGCCCGGTTTGTTTGATATTTTAGCAGGTGTTGGAAGTTTAGGTTTTGGCGGGTTTGACCCATTTTCTGCGTTGAGTTTTTAAATTTATGATAAGATGGCAAGACGTACAACAAGGCATATTTGCAGGAGAAAGCGGTGGTGATTATAATGCTTTGTTCGGGTTTTCTAATAGACCGAAGGGATTATTTAGTGATGTAAAACTTACGGATATGACTTTAGATGAAGCTCTAGAGTTTTCCGACCCAGAAGGCTCATACGCAAATTTTGTTGCATTACAAAATGACGGAGAAGTTTCGACGCCAATGGGCGCATATCAAATAGTAGGTCGAACACTAAGAGATGCTAAAGAAGATTTAGGATTAGACGGTGACACGAAATTTACGAAAGAAACGCAAGATAAAATAGCCAAATGGATTTTAAAAACACAAGGCACAGACGCATGGGTCGGCTATAAAGGACCAAAAGTAAAAGGACAAAATGAAATGCAACAACAACCAATGAATGTATTTTCAATGTTTAAAAACCAAATATCTAATAGGCAAAGACCACAGGTCGGTGGCATAATGGGGTATTTGCAAAACCCTGAAGTTATTAGAACTTTAGGAACTATGAGCCGAACAGGTATAGGTCAAAGGTTAGCGGGTTTAGCCGATAAAAGAATATCAAAAAACGAAGCATTAGAAAAAAGAAATACAACAGTAAGATATTTAATAGGGCAAGAAGGCGGTCGTCCGTATGCAGAAGCTATTCTGGCAGGGGCAGACGCACGGAAAACATTAGAAGATTTTTTTAAAGCAACAGGTAAAACAGGTGGAGCAACAAACGTTAGAAACCAAATAGAGTTACCAAACTATGCAGGTTCTATAGTTACTCTTATGGATGGAACTACTTATATTGAAACACCTTTTGGTGAAAGAATAACGGACAAAGCAGAAGCTGAAAAATACATAGAAGCCGCTAAAACAGGTCAAATTGAATATGATAGAAAGAGAAATTTAGGTAAAGCAGAAGGTACGGCTGAAGGTAAACTTACTTTTGCCCAACGACTAAAAGAAGCTGAAACCTTCGGGGCTAAAAAGATTGAATGGATAGATGAAGCTAGAAATAAAGAAACAAATATTAATTCTACAATAAACCTTTATAAGCAAGCATTAGTTTTATTAGACCAAGGCGCAAGCACTGGTAGAGTTGCTAAACTTTTACCAACAACAAGCGCACAAACAGCACTCCTTGAAACAGTCAAGGGTCAACTTGGTTTAGATGTAATAGGTAGTGTTACGTTTGGTGCGCTGTCAGAAAGCGAATTGAACCTTGCAATGGATTTAGGTTTACCTAGCGATAAATTATCACCAGACGAATTAAGAACATGGTTAACAGATAGAATAGATGCTAAATCAAAAGCGGCAAAGGCACTACAAGACACTGCGGCATATCTATCTTTACCAAATACAACCGTAAATTCTTATTATACGGATTATTTAAATATAACCGCACCTAAATCTGCCGCAGGGGGAGATACAAATCAAAATACTGTAAACCCCGATAACCCATTGAATTTAAACTTTGATTAGTAGGTAAAAAATGGCCGCAATAAGTTTTCAAGATTTTAGAACCCAAAACCCTGCTTATGATAATGTACCAGATGGTAAATTAATTTATGGGTTATATAATAAACCGCAATTTGAAAACGTACCCTTAATGAAGTTTGCTAATGCTATCGGCCTTACAAGCGAACAAAAAATGGAATTTTTAAAATACGCAGGCAGTAAAGGAAAAAACATAAGTTTTAATAGCGAAGGCGAGCCATCTTATGGCGGTCTTGCCCAAGGTACGGCTAGGTCGGCTTTCCAAGGTTTAACCTTTGGTGGTGGTGACGAAATTGTTGGCGGTGGCGTTGCGGCAGTTAAAAAATTTAAAGGCGATGAAAGACCATTTACAGACATTTATAGGGAAGAACAGGCAAAAGAAAAACAAAGGGTTGAAGATTTTAGAGATGATTACCCAAAAACTGCGCTCGTATCTGAGATTGGTGGCAGTTTAGTTTTACCGTTTGGTGCCACAAAAACTGTTGGCGGTATGTTAGCAACATCTGGCGCAATGGGTGGCGCGGCCGCTTTTCTTAATAGCGATGGTTCTTTTAACGAAAGAATATTGCAGGCACCGTTTGGCGTTTTAATGGGTATGGCCTTAGGCGGTGCTTTTTCTGTTGCAGGAAAAACAATAAACGAGCAAGTTAAATCTATTTTAACTAAACGAGCGGCTAAAGCGGCGGCGCAAGGTGCAGAAGCATTAGAAACCTTAAAACAACAAGCTTCCCAAGCATATTCCGATGCCTTTCAACAAGGTGTTTCAATAAAGCCCGAAGCATTTCAAGCTATGTTAGATGACGTTATTTCTAAAGTATCTGGCGGCAGACCTGTAAGTAAAATTTTAACGCCTAAAGGTGCCGCAACTATAAAAGAAATGAATAACGAATTAAAAAGAATAATAAAAGATAATACTGGTTTTTCTTTAGATGATATTGATTATTTAAGACAACTTACGGAAGCAGGTGCATCTGATTTTGGCAACGCAAATGAGCAAAGAATTGCTATGATTATTAAATCAAGTTTAGATGATTTCGTTAGCAAGTTATCTAAAGGAGATATTTACGGCGGTGACGTTGCAAAAGCAACGAAAGCACTAAACGAGGCTAGAGAAACTTGGTCACGTATGCGCAAAACTGAAGTGATAGAAAATCTTTTGCGGGACGCTCGAACTTATGCGGGAGGTCTTGAAAGTGGTCTTAGAAACCAAATTAGCAAAATTCTTCGTAATAGAAAACGGCGCAGACAATTTAATAAAGATGAGTTAAAGTTATTAACGCAAATTCGTGAAGGTAGCCCTATTGGGAATTTAATAGGTAATTTGTCTATGGGTGGTTTGTCTCTAACAGGCGGCAGAAGCAATATAAACCAAATGGGTATAACAGGCGTCGCTAGTGCGGCGATAGGTGCCGCAGTTGCTGATAACCCTTACCTTGGGGCGGCAATGGGTGCAATTATAGAAGGAACAGTTGCTACTGGGGTTAGATACGTTAGAGAATTAAATATGGAAAAGAAAGTGCAATTATTTAAAGATATAATTGCTAATGGTTTAGCCGAGGAAGTATTTAAGAAAAACCCAAGGGCATTTAAAATGCTTGAAGCGGCAGCGGGAGGTTCGCAAGCAGCAACAAGAGGCGCAATCGCGGCAGGCGACGAACCTGTTGCAACCGAAATCCAAAGTCAGACAGGTGTGTTACTAAGATGAAAATAGAACCAATGGACGATGATACAGTACAAGGCATAATACAAAAAGCCGTGGAAGATGCTGTTGATTTCATAGAGGCAGAGATAACAGAGCCTAGACTAAAATCACAACGCTATTACGATGGCGAGGTTGATATAGGCTACGAAGATGGTCGGTCTAGGGTTGTTGCAACAAAATGTCGTGAAGTTGTTAAAAGTTTAAAACCATCAATACAGCGTGTTTTTCTAAGCACTGAAAATGTAGTCGAATTTGTACCACGAATGCCAGAAGATGTTGAAATGTGCGAACAAATGACAAAATTTGCAAATTTCAAATTTATGCAAAATAACGGCTATAGATTGTTAAATGATGTTTTTCAGGATGCGATGGTTAAGAAATGCGGTATCGCAAAAGTAATGTATGAAGACATAAAAACAAGTGAAATTCATGAGTTTAGAAATTTAACTGAAGAAGAATTTAATTATTTAGTAGAACCTAACGAGGTTACTGTAATAGAACATACAGAGACCAAAGAAGCTACTATTGAAGATGGTGGCATTGAAAATGAGATTACATTTCACGATGTTAAAATAAGCCGTCAAAAAACTCGCGGTGACATAACTATAACGTCAATACCACCAGAAGAATTTTTTGTTGATAGAAATGCACGAAGCATAGATGATTTTTTTGTAATTGGTCACAGAACAGATATGACTATAGGCGATTTGCTTCAAATGGGTTTTGACCACGAAGAAGTGCATAATTTGCAAGGCAACATGGCAACCTTTGAAGCAGAAAGTGAATTTGAACGTAGAAATTATGCTGTCGATGAGGACGATGACGAAAGCACTGACCCGACTAGCAAAAAGGTCGTAGTCACTGAGGCATATATGAAAATAGACAAAGAGGGGACAGGTGAGCCTCTTATGTATCGTTTCATACTAGGCGGTTCGAGTTATAAAGTTTTATCGTGCGAATTAGCTGACCAAGTACCTTTTGCAATTTTTGAAGTAGACCCAGAACCTCATGCCTTTTTTGGTAGCAGTCTAGTTGACCTTGTAATGGACGACCAAGATGCCGCCACTTCTATGCTTAGAGGCGTTTTAGATAATGTTGCATTAACAAACAATCCGGGTTTAGAAATAGTTGACGGACAAGTTTCTGTCGATGATTTGTTAAATAATGAAATAGGACGTATTGTTCGAGTAAAGCAACAAGGTGCAATTAGAGAACAAGTTGTCCCGTTTACGGCAGGTTCTACTTTACCTGCTTTGCAGTATTTTGACACATTAGTAGAAAACAAAACAGGCGTAAGCAGAGCCTCGCAGGGTTTAAATGCTGACGTTTTACAGTCAGCTAGTGCTACAGCAATAGCGGCAACAATGCAGGGTGCGGCAGGGCAAGCAGAAGTTGTATCTAGAAATTTAGCTGAAGGCGGTATGCGACAACTGTTTAAGCTTATAGCTACAACTATTATAAACAATACGGATAAAGAAGAAATAATTAGATTAAATAATGAGTTTGTTAAAGTAGACCCACGCAGTTGGGATGCAGACGCTGATATGATGGTTAACGTAGGTATTGGTACGGGTCGTGAAGCAGAAAAATCTGCCGTACTTAGAGAAACGTTACAAATGCAAATGCAAGTATGGCAACAATATGGACCGCAAAATGGCTTAGTTACTATGACTAACGTAAGAAATACTTTAGCTGATTTGCTTACCAGTGTAGGCCTTCGAAACACTGATAGGTATTATCTGCCAGTAACTATGGAAAAAGAACAAGAATTAATAGCGTCAAAACAACAGCAAGCGCAAGAGCAAGCCGCTATGATGGCTCAAGGACAATCTGACCCTAACCAAGCATTTATGGCAACCGAGCAAATGAAAGCACAGACAAGGGCGCAAGTAGATATGGCAAAACTTCAACTAGATGCGCAAAAAGCGGCAAGCGACAATAAATTTAGAATGCATGAATTAGCTATGAAAGATGATTTACAGCGTGATGAGATGGTGCAAGATTTAGCAGTCAAGGTAGCTGAGATATTAGGAAAATATGAAACAGCAGTTGACACTACAGCAATAAAAGCCGCACAAGATAAAGAAAGACCACATAATAAAGAAATGATGAATGGATTACAAGAAACGAGCTATTAGAGCCAGAAATTTATTAAATAGCGATGAATTTCAAGGCATTATGAAGGATTTGCGTGATGACCAATTACGGTTAATCGCGAATACGAGCGCGTCAGAGGTGGAAAAACGTGAGGATGCTCACGCCATTTATCGGGCGTTAAATGAAATTGAGTTTTTATTAAGGGCTGATGTAGATGCTGAAAAACTCATAGAACGAAAGGCAAGGGACGCTCATGAGCACTGAACCTAACAGTGGAAGCATTAACGATATAGAAAATTTAATATCAGAGCCGCCACAACCATTAGAAGAAAATCTAAACGAAGTTGCTGAAGCAGTTATGAAGGAACCTCAGGACACTGAGACTGAAGAAACCGTAGAAGTAGCCGAAAGTGAAGATGTCGCTGACCACGATAGCGATGAAACACAACAAATCGTGGATGAGGATGGGCTAGAAGACGACGAAGCCGTTCCCTTTGAACTTTCTGATGATATGGAGCTTGAGTATAAAAGCGATGGCGAAATTAAGAAGGCAACCATTGGGGAGCTAAAGCGAAGCCGTGCAGGACAAGACTACATCCAAAAGGGTATGGAAGAAAACGCTAAAGTTAAAAAAGAACTAGAGCAACTTACCCAAACAATGCAGGAAGACCGTGCAAAGTTAAGTGACTTTTTGCAAACTATCGAAAAAGGTGACGTTCCCCAAAAACCTATAATGCCTTCTAAGGAACTTCAACAGAGTGACCCTTTTGGCTATTTAGAGGCAATGGAGGAATATCGGCAAGACGTTTCTAAGTATGAGGAGTTTAAAGCGCAAGCTGGAGAACAACTTAAAGCTGACGAACAAATGCGTATTCAAGAGGACCAAAAGTATGCGGCAGAACAAGCCGAAATATTGCGAAAGGAAATGCCAGAGTTAGCTGACCCCGAAAAAGGTAAAAAACTTTTAGAGGACATACAAACAGTGGCAGTTGATTACTATCAAGTACCTCCGCATATATTAGGTAGTTTGAAACATACTTGGGAATTTAAAATTATGCGCGATGCCGTTGCCTATCGTAAACTGCAAACATCTAAATCAAAAGTTGTTGAAAAAACTAAGGGCGCAAGGCCAGTGGTTAAAGCAGGTGCGAAAAAGACAGCAAGCACTACAAAGGTTATGAAAAAAAAGAAGCAAGGTCTAAAATGCAAAAATCTGGGTCACTCGATGATGTGACTAATTATCTCTTGTCTTAAAGAAAGGACTATATCATGGCCGTCACGGCAAACACCAACGAAACATATGATGTTTCGACAATAAGAGAGGACCTATCGGAAGCGATGGCCTCTATCACGCCAACAGAGACACTTTTTATGTCTACTATTGGCACACGCAACGTTGACAATACTTACTTTGAATGGAGTGAGGTTGACTTAGCGGCAACTGGCGCAAACAGACAGATAGAGGGTGATGTTGGTCTATCTAACACATCACCAACCAACGCTGTCCGCAAAGGTGGCTACACACAAATTTCAGCAAAAGTTGTAGAAGTATCTTCAACTAACCAAGCTGTTAACGGTGTTGCAAATGCGCAAACTGTTGCAAAACAAGTTGCATATAAGCTTTCGGAGTTAAAACGGGACATGGAAGCAATGCTTCTAGATAACGTGGCTTCAAATGCAGGTGCATCTGGTACTGCTAGACAGACTGCGGGCTTGCCTGCTTACCTTACCTCAAACGTTTCTAGAGGTACTTCTGGTGCTAACGGCACAACCTCAGGCACAGGCGAAGCGGGTTCTGTAGATGCGGCAGCAACAGACGGGACACTACGTCCTATAACCGAGGCTCTCCTTAAAGGGGTTATTGCTGATTGTTGGAATGCGGGTGCTACACCAAAAATTGTTATGTGTGGTTCAGCGCAGAAGCAAAAAATCTCAACTTTCACTGGTAACGCAACACGCTTCAAAGAAGCAGAAGACAGCAAGCTAAATGCAGCGATTGATGTCTATGTTTCTGATTTTGGAGAGGTGCAAATCGTTCCGAACAGACATATGCGAGTTCGAACAGTGTCAAGTGTAGATTATACACCAGATGTATTTGTTCTTGACCCATCATATGCAGAGGTTGCTTATCTACAAACAGCGAAGCAAGAACCTCTTGCAAAAACTGGTTTGTCTGAGCGCAGATTAATTTCTTGTGAGTATGGCTTACAAGTTACTTCGCAGAAGGCACACGGTATCGTTGCGGACATTAACGCATCATAAAATTAGGTGGGGCAGAAATGCCCCATCACTACGGAGGACATTATGAAAGTTAAAATAACAACTGACAGGCGACCTTTTGTAAACGGTGTTGCTACTAATCAGGGCGAAGAAATAGAAGTTGATGCAGAAGAAGGCGCAATTTTATTACAAGCAGGGTTTGCATTAGAAATTGGCGCATCTAAGCCAAAACGAGCAAGAACGGCAACTGGTAAACTTAAAGCCGATGACCCCTCGACCCCTGACGTTAATGAAGCATGGGAAGGTGGCAAAGCACCTAAGAAAAAGAAAGCCAAAAAATGAGTGTACAAACAAAATATTTTGATGAAGACGGAAAGATTGTAATTAACCGCAGTCAAGATATTCAGCGCATTTTAGATTTTAATAAAGAACGCAACATAGATGGCCACAACCGCAAGTCAGATATGCGCCTTGCAGGGTCTATACCTTTTGTTGTTATAGAAATGTGGATGAAAGAGTGCGGCGCTAAATTAGGCAGTCCAGAGCTAAACGAGTACATTAAAAAGAAATTAATGTCAGGAGAGTTTAGTAAATTGGTGGCTAATGGGTATTAGATGGATTTACCCAAGGTAAATATTGCTGTTGCCGCTAGTGCGGTGGTGGCGATTGTTTCTACAGTCGGAGGGGGTATTTGGTATGCTTCTTCGCAAGCTTCGATTATAGAAAGCCTTACAGAGCAAGTCGAAACTCTTACAATAGAAAATAACGCAACTGACCGCACAAATTTAATTCGTGATGTAGAACATAATACTAATCAAATTGAAGACATTATTGATTACATTGTAGAATTGGAAGAAGAAGGTGAGGAAACTTTAGAGGACGTAATGTCAGAATTTGATGATGTGTACGAAACTCAGGAAGGCTTCTTACTCCAATTTAATCAAATCGTGAAATTGCAAGCTAGAGTGAAGACATTAGAAAACACTTTAGAATATTTAGCCAGACGGCCTTCATTATCCGACGGTAGATAAAATGGACCCTATAACAATTCTCGCAGGCATAAAAACAGGTCTTGCGGCAGGGAAATCTGTTGCAGGGTTAAGTAAACAAATTGGTCAATTCTTTGACGCAACTGATAATGCAAAAAAGCAATTACAAAAAAAAGGTGTTTCAAGTAAAAGTGTAAATGCCATAGCTATGGAGAGGTTTCAGAAGTTAAGGCAAGCGGCTGAAGCAGAAGAGGAATTGAAAAAATTTATTTGCGAAAGCCTAGGACCGTCTCATTGGAACACTTTATTGAAAATGCGCAGAGAAGTTTTAGCAGAAAAACGCGAGGCAGAGGCTAGGGCGAGGCGTGAGGCACAGGAACGTGCTGACCTAGCACTTACTGCCGCATCTATTGTTTTGCTTCTCACAGCGGCTTTTGTTGGCTCTACGGCCTATCTGCACCATATGAAGTGGTTAAACATTTGGGATTACTTGCCATGATTTATGTTTTGGTTTTTTTACATTTTATAAATACTGATAATTTAAAATTTTATCAGATAGCCACATTTTCGGATAAAGAAGAATGTCTAAGCCAAGCCGAGAAAGCAAAAATTCTAGTAACCCACAACTCCATGAAAGTTTCGTGCTTGGAGATTACGACCCAATAGTAATAGAACATGGCAAAAAATGGGCGGCATACGATAAACGTGGACGATTAATAATTTTAGGATATAATAGGCGCATATGTCAGGAGTACGCAAATGACAGAGTTCGACAAGCTAGATAAAGATAAAAACGGAAATCTTAGTAAAAAAGAGTTTCAACAACTCGAAATAGAGGACCGCAGACTTAAAATAGCTGACGCAGACGAAAAAAGAAATACAGAGCGATTGCTAGTAAAAGCGTGTTGCGCGGGAATGTTATTGTACCCTTTTATTATTTTATTAGCATCTGTTCTTGGGTTCGAAATGGCGGCAAGTCTTATAACAGATATTGCAAGCGTTTATGTTGTGGCCGCTAGTGGCGTTGTTGTTGGGTATTTTGGCTTTAATAGTATAAAGGATAAAAACTCATGATTGGTCAACTTATTGGACCAATTGCTAATATTGCAGGCGGTTGGTTGCAAGGTAAAGCAGACGTAAAAGCTGCAGAAGCTAAATTAAAATTAACAGAAGCTGAGGCTAAAGCAAAGATAATGCTTTCTAAAGAAACCTCGATTGCTGATTGGGAGCGTATAATGGCGCAAGGCTCTCAAAACTCATGGAAAGATGAGTGGTTGACTATTTTGTTCAGTATTCCACTTGTGCTAGTATTTTTAGGAGATACTGGACGGCAAGTTGTTGCGGATGGTTTCGCGGCATTAGAAACAATGCCTGATTGGTATCAATACACGTTAGGCGTAATCGTTGCGGCAAGTTTTGGCGTAAGGTCGGCAACTAAATTTTTTGGGAGAAAGTAATGGCTTTTAAATTATCAAGTAGGTCTTTAGGCAAGCTAGAGGGTGTTCACCCTGATATGGTTTCTACAGTACAAAAGGCTATAGAACGAACAAAAGTAGATTTTGGCGTCACGTATGGTGTTCGAAGTGTCGAAGAACAGCAACGGCTTTTTGATATGGGCAGAAGCCAAACAATGAAATCAAAACACTTAATGCAAGATAGCGGTTTTTCACACGCTGTTGATTTAGTGGCCTACGATGGCTCAGAAGTTGTTTGGGAAATTAATGTTTATGACGACATAGCTGATGCAATGGCTAGTGCGGCTAAAGAAGTAGGCTGTAGGCTTAGATGGGGCGCGGCATGGCATATAGACGACATTGGTGATTACGAAGGCACTATGGAAGATGCTATGAATGAATATATAGACCTTCGAAGGTCGCAAGGACGTAGGCCGTTTATAGATGGTCCACACTTCGAACTAAGATAATTACCAAGGTCTTATACGCGGTTTTACAATTTTCGATGCAACCTCACTTACATTGCAATGTCCAGAAGTTGCATTTAACTTATCGTAAATAGTATTTTTATTTGTTAAGATATTCCAACAATCGTTTTCGGATAAAAACCAAACACTAAATTGTAATTCATGTTCTGCGATAGGATAAAAGATTGTTAAAAGAGTATAAAATTCCATTGTGTTTTTTGCTCGTTTTTTTTATAAAAAGTAAGGGGAGGCAAATGCCATTAAATCAGTTGGTGTCCATTAGTGTCGTTTAATCTCCTCCCCACGAATATCCCAAGGAACCTTCGGTAAACTTATTCGATGGTTTTTAATTTTCTTTTTGTCGGTTTCTATAGAAGTTTTACCACCATACTGTTTAGCAAATTCAACACCAAATCTAAATGCGTGTGTTCTTAGTTGATGACTATCTATCCCCATTGCTCTAGAGGCCTCAACTATTGTAAGATGACTAAACATTTCTAATAGTTCTTTCACTTCATTAGATTGCTTTTTTCTTAACTCCTCCCAAGGTTTCATATTTTCACTCCTTCCTCTCTAAGTTTTTTAATTAATATTGCCATTGCTTCTTTTGCATCTCTATAGTTTTGTTTAACCGATGGCGGTGCGTTGGGTAGTAAGGCTAGAGGTTCTAGCCTATCTATTTCTCTTTTTATACTGTCCCGAGTATCTCTATCCTCTGGTTTTATCTCCATTGTTATAATCCTTATGCCTGAAATAAGTTTTTAAATTTATTTTGTGTGGTGTTATTTCTCTTTTTTTTTCATACTGACAAGCGTGTCGCATAGTAGCGCAACCATAACAGTCGCAATCTTCGTTATAATTTTCATCTTCATCATACGGGTTTTCATAAGGGTTGTTTATTTCTTCCATTGTTCATATCCTTTATCCATTGCTTGTAGTGCATTCGAGATAACTATTCGTTGTGTCGCTACAGTTGTGTCTTCAGCAATATCAAAGCAATGGCTTTCAAGTGTCATTGCAACTGCATAATATTGCTTTTCGGTTAGTTCTACTTTTATCTTTTTACTCATTGCATCACCATAAAGCTGTCTATATTTAGGGCGGCTATAACCATCATTATAATCATAGCCACAAAAATTATTTTATCTTCCCAATCTAGCATTAGAAACTTTCCTTCCAAGCATCGTATAAACTATCGCTGTATTCTAAAGGTGCTGAACAAATTGCTTGGTTAATTTCATCGTCAAAATGTTTTTCGACATGAGCCTTAAAACGCTTTGGTAAATCTCTGTGACGAAGAGTTTCTGTATTTTGCCATTGTAGGTCGATGTTATCTGGAACATAGTCGCCATCTACATCTGCGAAAATATCTATAACAAACTCTTGGCCTCGAACTTCTATTTCTATGTTTGTGGTTACTTGGTAAATCATTTTAAAATCCTCTTTCTTGCTTATACGTCAATCATATGCGGTAATTATGTAAAGGTAAAGGGGTAAAATTGTAATTAACTAACTTTTTTTGTAGGCGTCCAATATTGTTTTTTGAAACCAAAAGCGGGGTGGCCTGCCCAGTAACCATCTATCCATGTCCACCAACCTGTTCTGTGTTCTGACTTATAAGCATTAGGTCGCTGTCTAGATTTAGGGTGATGCTTTTCGGCTCGTTTCCAATGGCCTCGATTAAAATGTAATGGCATCTTATGAAAACCTTTGTCGTATGGTTCCCTTGCGCTTACTGGTTTGTCGATGTCCCATTGTACTCGATGCCAACTGTCTACTGCCTTGCCCATACCTTTAGCGGCTGACCTTCGTTGCTGTCTTGGTATTAAACCTTTTTTAGTTAACCTTGGACTATTGATTAATCGAATAAGGTTAGTAAAATTAAGCATCATAGTTTTTTGCATATGGCCGTATTTATTACGGTTGCCATCGTAATCGTCTAGTTTGCTAGCATCTAATATTACTGGCCTTTCGTTAGTCGTATTAAAAACTAAATTGAACATAGGACCTTCTCGGCTCTGTAAAAGTTTAAAAGGTTCGTTTGGTCGATAGGTACCAATAAGGCTAATTGGCGATGTATCTATAACTGGTGGTTTATTTTCGTGATACCATTTAGACCAAAAATCAGGCGAAACGACAGAAACAAAACATTCGTTGTCTAGGTCTGGATTGTCTGACCTATGTCGTTCTATCATAAAACCGAAACCGTCATATAAAGCCGCGAATAACCTATCGCATGGTGGAATACATTCTTCTGAGACAGGCGCATCTGGGTCGAAAGTATCTTGGTCAAACGCAAACTCGCAAAGCCCTCGGTCTATCTCGAAAACTTGAAAGTCAGGTAATTTGTCTAATACTGCTTGAACTGGTGGTTTAACCATTGGGTGCGTTGTTGTGTTACCCATAATAAATCTTAAAATAGCGTCTGTGGTTTGGTATGTAAAAATACCGTGACCAGTTCCGTTATTGTTTGGCATATAAGCTTCTACATCTGGTTGCATTGTATTCTCCCAAAGTTGTGGGAGGGCTTTCGCCCTCGCCGTTTATATTTCTAGCCACTGCTTTGTATTTAAAACTTGGCCTACTGCTTTTTCTCTTTTACGAGTAACCATATGTGGCTTTTTATTATCTGTGGTATGTGTCGCCCAATGTGTCATGCAGTTATATACCGCCCACTTATTTTTACCCAAGCCAGTGAACTCTGTATCTAGTTGACCCATAAGATTTTCTAACTGCTTCTTGTTATGCTTTTCTTCTGTGGTCTTAGATGCTCTTTTAACTAACTGTGAACGGAATAGTTTTTCTATATTGTCGCGTTCTACTTTAGTTTTCATCCACTCTTGCCATTGTTCTTTCTGGTTAAAGAAAGTTTCGACGCCAAGTTTAATTTTATTTTCGATACCTTCGACTGAAATACTATTAGTATGTCGTTGCCAAATAGATGAAACGCTGTCGGCTGTTACGCAACCGTTATCGCAAAATAATCTAAGAGCATCGGCTACTGTTTGTAATGCCCACTGACCGTCATAAGAATTAAGACCTCTAACTCTAAACTTAACATGGTCGCCAACGGCAGGTTCGATAACAAGATTATTAAACTTTACGTCTATTTCTAACTTTCTACCGCTATCGTGGCAACGTACATTAAAGTCATAATCGCTTGAGATGTCTGCGGCCTTTAGCGCATCTTCTGTTGCTTGAACAACGTCTGCGTGTGGTAGCACTTGATAGCTATCTCTGTGAACGTGTAGATGCTCGCCAGTATCTTCGCGGACTAATAGCTTCCAACCATCTACTGGTTTCTGCATACCTTCTGGAATTAAAGGTAACTCTAAAATGTTAAAATCGTAATCGTTTGTAAAATCTAGCATTGTAATCTCCTTTTTGCTATGTCAAGAATATGTGGTAATTATGTAAGTGTACAGGTCTAATAATGTAAATTATCAATATTTTTCAGTTTTAATTTTATTTAAAAAATCCTTACCTTCTGCTACCCACTGGTCTAATGAGTAATCATTAATTCTATTAATATAAACGGAATAGTCCTCGTAATAAGAACCGTCATAATAAGTAAAGTATTGATAACCTTTACCTCGATATAAATTAAGGTAAGGGTTACCAATCGCTTTTATTATTTTTTTAGCTGTAAGCATTTAAGCCTCTGCCTTTTTAATATGGGCGTATAATTGGGCTTGCTTTTTGGCGAAGTATTTACCGCCTGCTACTATGTCGGGTTCATCGTCCCAATGACCTTCGCGGTAGTCGATGTCGGCACGATTGTCTAAATCGCCTGCAAAGAGTTTAAGAACGTCGATGTCAACCAACGTGTTCTTTTTAATTTTGCCATGCAACCAAGCTTGCAGAAAATCACGGTAGTCGTGCATTAACTGAAGCGGCTCGATATTATCGGCGGCCTCCCAAAATTGTTCGACCTCTGTGCCAGTGTAGTCTTTACGACCACGAAGGGTGATGCCGAAAGTTATAGGGTTGGTAGTGCGAGGTGTATAAGCCATGGTGGCTCCTTTCTGGGGGGACTAGCCCCCCTGTTAGGTTGCGTTTCTATAAATCTAATCTATGCCATGATTGGTTATCTTCGTTCATACGCTCCTCTAAATCTTCTAGTGCCTCCCTGATTTTATTTTGTTTGGCTTCTATTTCTTTGTTGTTAGCTTTTAAGGCTTCTAGTAACTGTTCCATTTTAGTTTTCCTTTTTGCTTATACGTCAATCATAATTGGAAAAAACGTAAAGGTACAGTAAAAAATATGTAAATTACCTAACGTCAGATTACAAATTAGCCCCTTACAATTTACAAAAAAACCTAATATGCTTGACACATAAGCAACAGAAGGAATTTTTGTATGGGAATACCAATAGAAGAATTTATGAGAACGGCAGATGCCGAAACTTTATCTAAATTAGGTTTGGATAAAGAACTTTCGAAGCCAAGAGAATACACCTTTACTAAAGACCAAGTGCGAACACACGGTTTAAATGTAATGGCAGTCATTTCGAAGCTATCGCAAAAAGAACGCCGCAGAGTTTTACAGCACTGCTTAAAAATAAACGAAGTGTAAGGAGTAACCAATGTCACAGATTAACCCAAAAGGTGGTGCGCTTGTAAAAACAAGCGTTACCCCTGCATCCGAAGAAAAGCTTGTTCGAGAGGCTAGGAAGATAATTAAAAGTTTTCCTCACTTAACTTTAGAGCAAGCAATGATGGGATTAAGAAAAGATATTTATGCCGAGATTTATGTCAACGATATTTATCAAGTTGCAGTTTATCGAAACGAAGATGCAGACAGCTTAGTCCATGTTCCCGAACTAAAAGGACGATGCACTTGGCTTTCAATTAAACGCAGAGACAAACGGCCAGTAAATAATTGGCAAGATATGCAGACCATAAAAAATAGATTGGTCGGGGTAGATTGCGATGCTATTCAAATGTTCCCTGCGGAAAGTAGAATGGTTAATACGGCTAACCAGTATCATCTAATTGTACTACCACCAGATGCGACAGTGCCGTTTGGTTGGGGAAGACGCCATATTGATACTGAACAGCGAATAGGTAAACCAAATGGTTCAGCGCAAACGTTTCGAGGCGAAACACTATAAGGTTTCAAGGTTAGAAAAACTATGTTACTGACCGAAAGAATGGAACTGATTAAAGTTGAAATTGAAGTATCAGGTCAGCCCCAAGGTAAGGGGCGGCCTCGATTTACTCGCAACGGCAGAGCATATACTCCTGATAAAACAAGAGAATATGAAACTAGAATACACGCCGCCGCTTGGCAAAAGATGCACGAATTAAAATTAGACCCGACATCAAAGTTTTGTCATGTCGAGATTGTTGCCTTTATGGAAATACCTAAGTCATGGTCGAAGGTTAAAAGATTAGAGGCCGAATATGGTGCGATACTACCTACAACTAAGCCCGACATAGATAACATTATAAAATCTGCTTTAGATGGCGTAGAAGGTGTTATTTATTATTCAGATACCCAAGTAACAAGCATTAACGCTAAAAAGGTTTACTGTCACCCCGAGCGTGGTGCTGTTCTTTATATGTCTGTTTCGTGGACAGTGTAAGAATAATCTGCGCCATATTTTTCTCGCCATTTCTTTTTATCGTCGTGAATAGCTAATTTAGATTTATCCCATAAACCTTGATGGTGGCCTTCGCACAATGGTATTGCTTCTAGGTCGCTTGCTTTGGCAGTGCTGTATCTATCGTGAATAGGGTGATGTGCTGTTGTCGGGCTATACTGTACCTCGCCAAACTTCTTACAAACGCAACAAGGCATTTCTCTTATTTTGTCTAAATACTTTGCATTACGTTTTGTTTTATCTGCTTTTAACCCAAGCGGTGGTCTATTGGTTAGATTACTCATATGGTTCGATTAATTCATATTGCTTTAGTTCATCGTCCATTTTTTTTGTTGTTGCAACAAAATGACTAATAAAGTGCATTCTTCCAAAAGAACATTCTTTAACGTGTTCGTGGAATAAAAGCATTCGTTCTTCGTGATTTCTTATAATACCATTTTTATTTGGTTTTCTTTTACATAACTGTCTTGGTTTTGCAAAACACTTCGGACAGGGCATTGCCCTAATCATTATTTGTTCATCAGTGTAATGGGTCATACCCTATCGCCTCCGTTAGTTTTTCCATAGCAAGTTCGAAGTAATCGTTAAATTCTTTTTGGCTCATGTCATCAAAAGAAATACTATCCATAATACGCATATGTGCGCTTGCTAAACTATTCCAACGCATCTTAACATAACCACACGCCCATTTTAATTCACTATGTAAGTGTTGTTCTGTAGGCCATCTGTTGGTAGCATCGCAAACATTTTTAAGTGTAGCCCAATATAAATTATGATGAGGATTCGAGCGTTTACCTGTTGGCTGTAAATCAAAAACTTGGCCTTCTTTATATTCTTCTATCTTAACAGCATCGTATTCAGTAGAGGGCATAAACTGCCCCCCACTTTTAATTACTTGTAGTTTTATTCTGGCCATAATTCTTTATTCTGGTCTAATGAATATTGCGCCCAATGTTTTTTATCGTGCTTTATAATGTCAGTGTGAATAGGCCAACCTT